TTAGAGTAACTTTGACCGACTTTTGACCGACCGCCAATCTAACTCCCTCAGCACATTTTCTACTTTTTCCTCGGTCACCACTTCCCAAGGCTGCACTTCCTCCCCTGGCAACACATAATCAAATATCTGTCCGTTTTTACGCACAATCGCTACTGTGTCTCCTGTGATATAACCGTCATCAACTGCCTGCTTAAACTCGTCGTATATTAGCATAAACACCTCCTTATCTTATTATTCGTAAAAAAATAAAGTTAAAAAGTATTGACAAAGGTATTGACAAAGGTGCTACCTGATGTTATAATAAGTATGTAAGTAAGACAAAGGCTTACAAAAAATCGCAAGACCTGAAAGAGGTCGAGGAGGAAATGATGAATAAAGAACAACTTATCAAAACAATCAAAGAAACAGATTACAACTTCTACGCGGTTCGTGGATGGGATGAAGGATACAAGATTGGTGAAGTCTTACCAGAATCAGTAAAATGGGATTATGAACGCGATATGCCAACAGATATCGAGGTTGGCGGAACTTGCACAACAATCCCAGATAGCCAACACTCCGACTTTAAAGATTACTACGAAACCGAAGAAGAAATGATCGAAGCTATCGAGAAAGCAGTCAAAATCAATAAATCTAATTACTGCTATAGCAAGCTTTATTTAGTAGGCAGCTACAACCGCAATCCTTACAACGCATACGAAGCAGACGAAAACGAAGCAATCCTTGCAGATGCGGTTGTTTTAATGGAATTATAAGAGGAGCTACGGCTCCTCCCTTTTGGTAAAATGCATGGGAAAAAGAGAGATCAGAGAAGAAATTAACGGTAAAGTCTACAAAACTTTTTCGGAGATTGCCAGAGACTACTCAATGTATCCAAGTACTGTTATCATAAGATATGACAGAGGATTGCGTGGCGCCGAACTAGTTGCGAAGCGAGTTATCAGAAATCCTAAAAAAAATATAAAAAAGCCTAAAAAACATATCGACAAAGGATTCCCGCTTAAGATTGAGGGGGTTGTTTATAACAAAGTAAGCGATCTTGCTGATAAGTATGGTATCAATCAGGCAACGCTTAGAAACGGAATCGCTGCCGGTTTTACTGGAGACGAGATTGTAAAACCTGTAACAAAGAGTATTAGAGGTCGCTCTATATCTATCAACGGTATTGATTATCCTAGTTTAAGTGCCGCTGCAAAAGAGTTAGGCTTTGACCGTATGAAATTGAGGAGACTTTATTACTCAGGGTACCGAGATGACGAACTGCTTACCAAAATGAAATGTGAAAGGAAGATGCAACGTTTTACCGGTGCGGTCATTTTTGGCACAGAGTACACCAGAATTAGAGATATCGCTTTAAAATTTAATATACCAGAGACAACTCTTCGCGGTAGGTATCAAAACGGTGCAAGAGACGAGCAACTTATCTGCAATAAAAAAGGCGAGTTTACCCTACCCGGGCGAAAGCTTCCTGCTTTCATACGTTTTAAAGAAGCTCAAGGGGAGTATATTTTCCAGCGGACCTATAAAAATGAGACTGTTACGAAAGGTCGCAAGCGTTTTGAAGACATCATGGCAATAAGTAGGCTTGTTGATGATTACATCAAAATTTTTGACAGGTTGCCACGAGATTTAGGCAATGATACCATCAAGATAGACTACAACACTATTTTAGGCAAGCAATTTGGTGAGCTTTTCGTTAAGGGTATTGTTTTACAGGATAACAAACGTAAACTGTGGTGTGTCTGCTCCTGTGGCAAGGAGAAATATTACCTGCCACCAGGCGTCGTCGAGGGCAAAATAAAATCGTGCGGACATCTCGAGGGTCTTATGCTGACCCAAAAAAACGAAGAGTTAAAAGAGATACAACGCAACAGAGACGTAGCATTAGCAAGCAACACAACGACTGGGAAAAAAAACATCAGTTATAACAACAGCAAAAAAGCCTTTGAGTTTAAGATTACAAGAGGAGAAACCAGCTTATTCCAACGCTTCAAGACGCTGGATCAAGCATTGGAATACAAGCAAAAAGTGCTTAATTACATTAAAAAACACGATGGGAAATTGCCATCTAAGGAGGATATCAAATGACTACAAAAAACATGTTATTAGGTTTATTAACTGTTTCGACCATAATATTTTTGGTTGTATCAAAATCGTGGGATTTAAAAATGCTAACTGCTGCAATTTATATAGCTACACTTTATTTAAAGGCGGTGATCGAAGATGACTAAAACAACTGTACAGCGTAAAAAATCTATTTATATCAATGGTGCGCTGGAAAAAGTATACGACGAGTGCAACAATGGCTCTCGCAATCGTAAATTTAGCGGTCGCGTGACTGACATTGTCGAGCGATACGATATTTTAATGGCTTTAACAGAGATCCCCGAGTTAACGCCAGAACAAAAAATGATTTTAGGAGAGGCTATTTTAGGCGGTTTTATGGATCGCAATAAAATCAGATATTTACCTGACGCTATCGCAGACACAGATCTTGACGGGTGCTTAGCATTAGCCAAAATTGTCAAAGATTTAGACTATACGCAGCGTATTAAATTAATCGAGTCAATCAATATCTAAGCGGTTAAAATCAACCGCTTTTTAGTTTGCAGTGATATTTTTTTAAAAAACTACAAATATTTTTGTATAACCTCTTGACATTGTACAAATACTTTTGTATAATATAATCAAGATAAAGGCTGAGAGGTAGGAGAAAATGAGATACAACAAATCAGAAATCATGAAAAATGCTTGGGCAATGTTTAATAGCTGCAATTGGGGAGCTGAAAACTTTAAATTTGTATCCGTAGAAGAAAAAACATTTGCAGCTTGTTTGAAAGAAGCTTGGGCAGAAGAAAAAGAATATGTAGAAGAAAAAATTAAAGAATCAGCTAACGCTCCAAAATCTGAAGAGGCTAAAGCGTGGGATTGGGCTTGTCGCAAATTAAATGCCAACAAATTACAAAACGTTGAAGCAACTGACAAAGTGGCTTGGGTAAGCGAAATGGCAAAAGAAATGTGGTCATCTAACATTTGGGCACAAGCTATTAAAGCGGTTAAACTACACATTAAATTATTCGCAGCTTAATAAAAGGAGAAACAAGATGAATCCATCAGTAAAAATCAAATGGTTGTTAACAGCATCAGGCATTACCACTTACAAAATCGGGAAAAAGATTGGCGAAAGCACACAATTTTTAGACCGATATAAAAATGACCCTCAAAAAATCGGAGGAATGCGACTCGAAAAAGCAGAAAAATTACTAGATTATATAGGGACACTAAAACAAGAAGACGTTATTAGAAACACTTGGAACAACCAACAAATTTTAGTACAAAATAGTACAGAGGACGAAATTACCGACTATTTTAACAGCTATCCATTTGCTGTTAAATTGAATTGGATTAAGCCCCACAAAGAAATGTTTATTGTAAACTTTGATACTGTCGGCGATAATACCTTTAAAAAATATCCTTATGACTTAGACAATTTGTATTTTTTTGCAGGTATAAACAGGGAGTATATGGTGCGTTTCGCTGATTTTTTAAGAGCCTGCGGAACAAAATTGTATTTTGGCGGCTCTCGTGCATTGTACCAAGTCGATGGGAAAAAGTATCAAATTATTGCTAAAATAAAAAGACCTTCGGAGATCGGACCGGCACTTAAAGTAATTAATGTCATAGAGACAGATGTTTATAGAGAGGATCTTGTGCCAAAAATTTCTGAAGAAGAATCTATTTTGAGCCCAGAAGAATTGTAACACATAAAATCAACAAAGTTTTTTAAATTGAGCAAACAAAAAAGCCCCCAGCAAATCGCCGAGGGCTTTTACTTTGTCTAATTTAATTTACCCCAAAGACTGATAATATTGCCGTCTTTGTCAGTTATCCCGATAGCCATGTAATTTCGCATACCTGAGCCACCAACGTAACTAATCCAGTAGTAACCATTAGCGTAACCCTCACTGTCAAAGCTGACAGTATCGCCTTGTTTGTAGCTACCTACTACTTCGCTCGCAAGGCTTGGCCAACGTCTGATATTGATTTCTGCGACATCAAGCGTAAAGGTGCCAGCTTGTGATGTCTCTACGATCGTGTCTGAGGTTTTTGGGTCGGTGCTAACTGTTTGTGTGACGGCATCTCCCTGATAAGGAGGATAAAACCAGCCTATCACACCAGTAAAGTCACGAGTATTAAAGCGTGCGGGTCCGCCTACATACAACGCGTCTGCATTGCCATCGATATTTTGCTCAATGGTCTGCATAGTGTAGCCATCAGAGTCCACATAAACAAGTCCAGTATGACCATAATTAACACCATCAAACCAAGCGTCCATCACAAAAAATGCCCCAGCTCGTGGATTTGCCTCTGTTGGCATGCGGTGGACTTCCCAGCCCTGCGCACTTGCGCTATCTAGTAAGTCCGCTGCGTTGCCCCAGAGATCGACACCAAACCAGTGCTTAGCTGCGTAACAAGGGACATCTGCACACTGCGTTCCATAAGCTCCGTCCTTATCAACACCCATACCAGCATTAGCCAAATTGATGTAAAACTCGATAACCTCTCGACACTGCGAACTAATCATTTGTGACTCCTTTCTTTTTGCTAGGGCTTCCGCGTCCCATTTTTGCAAGTTATTTTCCTCAATCAACTGGATAAGCAGCTCTGCATAATCACTTGCAGTGGCATAACCAGCTGCTTTTATTGCATGACAAGCCTTTTTATAGTCAGTCTCCCCGACAACTGATTTGTAGCGTGGATTGTCTACTAAAAACTGGCCATGATCAAGGATTGACTCGTCCCAACTGTCATAGGCCCTAAAACGATCTACAATATCCGTTACAACACCCGGCTGATACTCCTCCTGAGTTTTTGTATTAAATGACTTACCCGTCCAAGAGCTATCTGCCTTGATACCAAATAGAGCGTTATGTGGGGCGTACTTGCCCCAACCACTCTCAAGGATTGCCTGTGCTGCGGTCAACGATGGCAAGATTTTATACTTTGTCCAGCCATCTAAGCAGCCTTGCTTAATGTCATCTAAAAAGGTCATCTGTCCTCCTTATCTAAAAACGGATAAACAATCAGAGCAATCACAGACAGCGGCACATATAGCACTGCGATTGCTAGGACTATTGCTAATCGTGTGATTGCTCGCATGAGATCCTCCTATTTTTTACTAAACATATCAATAAATTGCTTAAACAGTGCGACATCAATCCCCATTTTGTTTAGATTTTCTAAGATTGATTTTAGCTCAAAGAGCAGATAGCCAACGTACATGACATACAAAAAGGCTACTCCTGTATCATTTGGCAGTAAAATCGACAAAGGGATAAAAAAGATCATCAGGGCAATTGAGCAAATTTTGCGCAAAATACCATTAATCCCCTCTTTGCTCCTAAAATCAATGTTGGGGTTAATTTTTGCTGCAACGGTACCCGTTAAAAAATCAATCATCATTGCGACTGCAATCGCTCCTAAAGTAAATAGGATTTTGCCATCTTGGGTCTGGATTAATTGTCTCAAAAAAATAAACATGGATCACCTCTTACTTACCTTTAACCAAATCAGCGTACTTGATAACTGTGACTTTATCCTCTGACTCCAAATCTTTGAGTGTTTGCTTGTCGTACTCAAAGGCCTCGTTAACATACACAAAGACAAGATTACCTTCGCCCGCTTGCTCCTCGTGAGACTCATCGACAACAGTAAAGACATCATGCTCTTGATATTGCCCTTTTTTGGCTGGCTCAATAAGCTCAAGCATACCTTTATAGATATCAGGCTCGATCTTATCGACGCTAGTCAACATGTGGATCGTCTGCAAGTTAATCATCTTTTGTGTGCGCTCTGCGGACACTTTAGCTAGACCAGCTGCAGCCTGTGCGGTTGTTGCTGTCTTAGCAGTTTCCTGCGATAGTTTTTCCAAATCATCAACCTTTTGCACTGCTTCGCCCATAGCGATCTCGACATACTCAGATTTTTTAAATTCGTCGAGGACCATTTTAATAACGTCGAGATCATTTGTAGATGACAGATCTTTTTTTATCGTTTGCGGGATAGATGCACCGTCATCACCTGTGATGATGACATGTGTACCCTCAATAACCCCTAGCGCGTTTGGTTGTGGATATTTGCCGACGATTTTCCAATTTCTCATGCTTCTGCTCCTTTTTTGTTTGCTTCGTATTGCTCTAAAATGTTGTCGATTAAGATGATTTCGGCCCCTGTAAACTCATCTTCGGCCTCGGCCAAATACTCCAAAAAATCAATAAATCGCTTAGAGTACTCATGGCCTTTAATGACGATAGACTCGTTGGCTAACTCGTCTAAAAGCTCGTTTAGCTCAGCTACTTTTGTGACATCAGCTAATTTAGCATTGCCTTTGTCATCGACAATCCACTTGCCTTTGTCGTTTTTAGCAGCGTATTGATCGATAATATCAACCTCGTCTTTGGCATACTCTCTGAGCTTAGCCTCTACTTTGGCAAGCAGCTTAGCGCGGCCGCGATTTACTCTCATATTAGTAACCTTAATTTTGTCTAGTACGCTATAGAGCGTATTTAAGTCTTTGTTTTGTACTGTTAAATCCATGTTGTCTCCTATAATCCGTTGATGTAAGAGTTATACTCTCTGATAATTGCGCTGGTAGTGTCTGAGTTAAATGTCCATGCTGTATTATTAGCGTGTAGCCAGCAGCGGCCGAGGGCTAAAATGGCCTGATACATCTTATTGAGATCGACCATTTTTGGCATTAGGCTAGGCCGCATCTTAAAGCCACGATCGATGTTAAAATCGTCGCTAAAGACAATATCATCACCGTAAATCTCAGCTTGGTCAACAAGTGCAGTGTGCTCGTAACCTCGTGCATATCTAAAAAACCTAGCACCGCAAAAACGACCACTCGACGCACTATTAACCCCGTCACCAGATGAGGTTATCCCGATCGAGGCGTAAAGCGCACTACCAGTATAGTTTTTTGGCGTGGCATTGCTAAAATGTACAAAGGCAGTATGTGTGCCATCTTTACGGACCAGCGCATTGTCCTTGTTGTTAAAATTAATTGTTGCATTGCTGTTAAAATCCATTTTAGCTGAGTTTAAATCAATCATCATCGCTCCGTTGCGAGCTCTGATAACTTTACCCTCGAGCAAACTTGTAATCGTATGCTCGATTTTGGCTCTGATAAAGTTAGCGTCTAAGCCGACAATACTGCTAGCGTTAAGATTGATCACTCTAATCTTAGCGGCGTCAATCGTACCACCGATGATTTGATCAGCTTTGAGCTTAATAAACTCACCGAGCTTAGCCCCAAAAGCCCCATTGACGGTCGTATTACCGTCCAGAGCAATACGCTCACCGGAGATTCTGACGCCATAACCATTAAGATTAATCGCTGAGATAATCTCTTTAGCGCTCATCTTAGCGTCAATACCACCGGCTTTTTGGATAGCTAGTTTGATACTATCTCCGGATAGGTTGATGATTGACATAACGTCATCTCTTGTCACACGTTGGTCGATTTGATTTTGTAGTTGTGTAAACCTCGACTGGATTTTACCTGACGGATCGCTAACAGTTGATTGTAGACCTTTAACCGTCTGGGTTAAACTGCTGTAATTTTTTTCGGCGTCCTGCAAGCGTCTTTGATAGCTGGCTAAGTCCTGTTGCACACGACTAATAGCTCCTGTCCTGTCTCTAATCTCTTGTGAGATTTGTTTTGCAGTTGACTGCTGTACTGCTTTTAGGCCACTGATCTGCGACTCAAGCTCTGTCCGCATGCCTTGGTTGCTACGGGTAAACTCAGCACGCAAGCCCTCAAGCTTGTTTTCGTACGCTTCGGTCGTGCCTGATGAGGTGGTGGTAATCTTAGCATACAGCTTGCGCAGCTCATCGTCGTACTTTTGCGACAAGCCTTGAGCGGACAGCTTAATCTCAGCTTGCAGGCCGATTTTATCATTGGCCAACTGGGCTTTTAGTCCCTCAATACCAGCTTGGTAGCTCGCGGATAAGCGCTCGTCTGCGTCTTGGTACTCTCGTTTAATGCCTTTGATTGTCTCATTGATTAGTGCCAGCTTTTGGCCAGTGTCATCGCTAATCCGTTTGGCAATACCATCGGCTGTCTCAACAATCTCAGTCGAGATATGGTCGCGATGATACTCACGTAACATGCCGTTTGTTGTAAGCTTGATTTTTGACCACAAATTTGAGTTTTTGGTATCTGTTAGCTCAAGACTAAGCTCTTTAAGATCTTTAAATAAGCCCGTTGGATTGCCGCTGCCCTCAACAACAACGGGCGCAACGTAGTCCGTCGCTTGGTCTCCTCGCTCAATCATGAGCTGGTTAAAATGCGCTGTGCCTAAGCAGTTGCTTTTTAGCCTGACTTTTTGATTGTCGTCCTCTGCGGTAAATGTATAGTGCATGCGGCCATCTTTACCAATGACGAGATTTGACTCGTCTATCATTAATGTTGGGTCTCTGCTCAATTGTTACCTCCTAAAACTCTAGAGTTAGCTTATTTTTTTGCGCTATATTTTTGATCTCTTTGATGTTAGCAACTCGCTCGATTGTCACTAGACAATAATAGTCGCTATCCTCAAAATTGATTTGTGCAGCGCTTGACAGGTTAACGCCATTTATCGCTATCGATTTAATGCGCTTGCTTTTGACATCTGCAATGTCTGACGCTATTAAGTACAAATACAGCATTTTTTGTGATTGTCTGATATCAAGACTCCCCACAACCGAGACAGTTTTGGTCCCGCTGCTGTCTTTATCGGACCAGAGCAGTCGATCACCCATATACACTGCAACTACACGAGTGCTGCCTATATAAACCTTAGTTGCCTTAGCAAAATTTAAAACTTGTTTTGGCTTAACTTTGGGCTTGCTAGCAGCTGCAGCTACAGCAGTAACAACTGTATTTTTGCTATACGCCTTTTTGACTGTCGACTTGAGGTGCACCATATCGTAAGTCTGGTAATGGGTAATACTTAGCACATCTAATGTCTCGCGCCGGATTTTTAATCGCTTTGTATCATCGGGCAGATGGCCAGCAACAAGCAGCAGATTGTCTCCAGCATCGGCTTTAGTATAAAGCTTATATGCCATGTCACCCCTCCACAACGAGGATCAACTCATTGTCACTGTAATCATATAACTCGTCGTACTCTGATTGAGTGACAACTTTGTAGCTTAGGCCAGATCCTGTGCCTTTGGCTTTATACTCTGACTTAAGCAAATATGCAGCTAACTCACCACGCCTGACAACGTCATCAGGTATGCTTGCTGGATCACCAGCTGGGCCTTGCGGTCCTCGGGGACCTGTTGCACCTCTTGGACCGTCCATACCATTTATCCCTGGCTCTCCTTTAGGGCCTTGCGGGCCCGTTAGCCCTCTAGGACCAATGTCCCCTTTAGGGCCGCGGTCGCCTTTGTCGCCTTTTAGTTGTTGCTTTTGCTCTGGCGTCAATTGCTCAAAGGTCATCTTACCGTCCGCTCCTGGTGGCCCAGGTGGACCCTGTGGGCCTGTTTCCCCACGTTGGCCGGTAGGGCCTGGTGGGCCCTGATCCCCTGTTTTACCTGTTGGTCCTTGGGGACCTGGTGGCCCAGGTGGGCCACCTTGATAGATCAAATCTGCATATCTATTTTTACCGTCGCCAAATTTACTATGGCCAGTATCGGACTCATAGACAAGCTGGCCTTGTGGCAAAATGATGTCACTAGACTCCCACTCGTTTTTTGTCATGCTTTTATGCACAACTATAGCTGATATAGTCTCTGACATTAACTACCTCCATTTCCATCAAAAATAACATCTGGATTTGAGGACCAATCCAAAATCAAACTAGCATTATTGCTATCGACAACGTCTCTATAAGACATCTCCAGAGCTAAATCCTGCACTTCTGCCGCATTAAAATCCATCTGCTTAGATTTATACCAGTCACCTGTTAAAACAGCTCTGTAGCTCAAAGGATAGACGCTGATAACCTCTATGTCCTTGGTTAGGTCAAAAGTCTGCGCCTCCATCTTAGCCTTGGTTGAGGTGAGCACTAACTTGAGACCTTTGTTATGCGGCTGCGTCAGTGTAATAGCCACTTTTTTGAGCAACTCACAGGTCTGGCTAAAGCTAATCGTGTAGGTCTCGCCACGCTTAAATCCACCGTCGTTAGCCTCTATCTCGATAAAGTCCTCATCATAAGACTTAGTACGGCTAGGGTCGCCGACTAGCAAATTTTTGTTGTAGCGGGTCTTGCCATCTGTCCCGATAATCTCAGCGTTTAATCGTGCGGTCTCGCTCGTCTCACTGACTTTGTTTTTGAGGTCGTCAAACGACTGTTTAATTGACGGTATATCATCAACTTTGATAGCCTCTGTGATTTTTTTGATCGCTTCCTCTGGTAACGCTAGGTTTTTGAGGGTGTCTCTAAACTCTTCAAGCTCCCGCTGATTGCGTTTGTCAATTTGTTGTTGGTGCTGCTTAAGCTTTTCGATCTCGGCCATAGCCTCATCAAAAACGCGCTGATTAGGATTTAAATCCTCAGTATCAATGATTTTTACCCATTGATTCCCGTCCCAAACCCAGGTACGCTGATATTTACCGTTTTTCTCAAACCAGAAATCGCCTATCTTGTGCTCAACGTTGTCATCTGGTTTTTCGTACCATATCTTGGTACCGTTTAGATCGTTGAGGTATTTGGGTAAATTAAGTTCAAATTGCTGTTGATTATTAGTAATAACCTTTTGGTTGTTTTCCAGCGTCTCAATCCGCTGCGTAACACCACCTGTCAGACTCTTAGAGATAGATTGGCCAATCGTGCCAAGCTTTATTGTGTGATTGCTATCTGTATAGACGTCATAGACAATCTCAACGACTTTTTCGGTCTCGGTTGTGATACCAAACTTTGGATAGTAAAGCGGTACAATATCGCAAAGCTCGACCTCCTCCATAACTCTAAAATCTTGATAGTCAAGCGTCTGTGACAGGTCGATATAATCAACCTCTATACTGATTTTAGGTGCGCCAACATTGTTATCTTTAAGATATTTCTGAGCCAGCTTTCTGATTTCTTCGACTGTCGGCTCTTTTTTGTCATCATTAAAATGACTAGATAAATCAACCATCTGTATTCTGCGTTGGGCATATAAGTCAAGATACTGACCATCTAGGATAAATTCAGGCAGCGTCACCAGTTGTTCTTCGGGCTGCTCCTGCTCACCGATGTGCGGCTTACCAGAGGCTTCCTCATGCGGCTTTGGCTGCGGCGTATATCTTACGTAAGGATAGATTGAGGTATAATTGCCATCAAGCAAACGCTCCTCTTCCACGCTGACGATATTGCGGCCATACTCCAAAACCGTAGGGGCCTTACGCCCCATTTGTTTATGTAAGATGATTGTGCGATTGTCAAACTCGTACTCACCACCGTAAACATCTAAGATAGAGCCAGCAACACCCCCGAGAGCGCCTCTTGCATTGCCTATCTTGTCAACTTCCCAGTTAAAGCTGCCTAGTGTTAAAATGTCGCTTTTAACATCAAAGGTATCATCACCGACAAGATTATCCCGCCAAACCTCCAGTGCCGACTCTGCGTCAATGCTAGACCCGCTCACAAATGGTTTTAAAGCGATGTCCTGTGTACGCATTGAGATATGCCTTGCAAAAATCTCGATGTGGTCTTTACTGTTTCGCAACACCCGATTGATCTCAAAAGTTTGCCATTTTGTCCTTCGGCCGGCATCAGACTTAATCTTAAGCTCCTCCTTAAAGACCGAGGCAAAAACACCATCAAGTGGATATTTGATATATAGCGAGTAATTACCGTTACGCTCACGAGTAATTCTTACCTCATAAGCGTCTGCGATCTCACCAAGGCCAAAAGTCCTAAACTTAGTCTCTTTGGCCTCGTATAAAACTGGTATCATACTTTAACCCCCCAGTTTGGCACTGCGGTGATAGTAAAGTTACCAGTCCACGATATGCTATTTTGGCCAACGTCAAATAGAGGCATACGGTGACGCTCTGTCCTTACGATATTATCCCAAGCAGATAGGACATCTTTATAGACTAGATGCCTCTCCATGTCTATGACGAGTTCTCCTTGGACATTTTCCAGCCCTGTCTCAAAACCATTGATAGTTAAAACACCATTACCCGTACCTTTTATTTTTAGGATAGGTTTAGCCTGAACGTTGCCGGGATTTTGCAGAGTACCACCATTAACGAGAGACACCTCTTGCTTGCCTGTTTTTAGGTATTTGATAGGGTGGATTAAAAAGTTAGCTCTTAAACTTCCGAAGTTACGTAAGACCTCTTTTATACTAAATGGAGTGATATGTGTTGCTTTGTAGATATAGTCAGGTTCCCAAGATAGTTCTAAATCTTTCCACCCTTTGGCGTTAAGCCAATTGCTGATGTCGGTTTCAACTTCTGTCAATCGCCTTTTGCTATGTAGGCGTAAAGGGTAAGATCGTTCGATAGCCTCAAGTCTTTGGTTATCTTTTAAAACCACACCGTCTCGACCAGGTATTTTAACTTGATCAACATCGCAAAAGGTCGAATCATGCTCAACGTCATTAATAATTTTTAGATCAAAATCTGAAGATTTTTTACCATCAAATTTGATAAAAGCTGTCATTTAATATCACCTAACCTTCCCTGCTGCTGCTGAATAAGCCAGCAAAACTCTCTAAACATACGTTGATATTTATCTCGGCTATTACCGTCAGACTCATCAACATTTACATTAAGAGTAAAGCTGTTACTTGAGTTGTTTGTGGTCTGATTAGACACGCCAGTCAGCCCTCCGGTAAAACCAGAGGCAATCTCCGGTGTTGCATTAATCGTCATAGACTCCTTAAGTTTTTGCATAGATAGATCAATGACCTTACGATCTGCGTCAATACCCACAGCGATCCCTTGAGGGATAAAACGTCCAACCTCGTCTCTCATAACTCGAGATGGCGAGTGGATATCTAAGGCGCTCTGGATTGTCGCAGTTATTTGAGCTGCAATGTTTTGAGCTGCTGCCAAGGCTGACCCTGCTCCTGCATAAATACCGTTAGCTAGGCCTTGCATAGCATTAACGCCATGCGAATACATCGGACTGCTCATGGTACTAAAAGCATTAGTCATCTCATTTGACTTATTACGCATGTCATTAACAATCTGCTGTCCTTTTTGAGACATCTGCTGAGCCATACTCTGCATGGTTTGCATAACTTTTGAGGTCCCATTAGTAACACCGTTACTCAAACCATCAGTAATATGGCTGCCGTACTCAGTAAACACTCGAGACGGAGAATGGATCCCTAACTCGTTTTTAAATGAGTTTTTAACCTCTTGGCCCATTTTGACACTTGCATCACTAGCTTTACCTGCTCCTTGACTTATCCCTTGAGATACGCCGTTAGGTATTTCCTGACCAAGCTGAGCAAAGTTTGCTGCTTGCAGCTCTGCTTGTAGTCCAGTAGAGACATTAGTAACCATGCTTTTGACCTTCTCTGGCATTTCTATGCCAGCCGAGTCTAGCACGTTGCCCATGGCATTTTTTGCAGTTTCTGTGGCTGCCCTAAAGTTTTCCTGCAAGGGCGCCAACTCCGCGTCTGTCGCGTCCACAAAGACCTGTGTTTGAGCAGCACCCTCAGGTCCCATACGTCTTAACTGCTCTATAATCCCCTGATCAACGCCTCTCTCTGCAAGTGTCTTTAAGTTATTTGCCCACTGTTCTGTGGCCAGTCTATTTTGCTCTAAATTAGCACTCATTTGTGCTACAGATAAAGCAGTTTTTTGCTCAATGGCATCAAAGATAGATGTTGTTGTCTCTAAAAGCTCAGAGTACTTAGTGCGCATATTGTTTATGGCAGTTCGTTGAGCTTCTGACATATTTTCATATGCTATAACCTGTCTTGCCGCTCCCGCTTCTTCAGCAGCAGCCATGGCGTCTGCAGCAGCTTGTTGAGTAGCTGATGTCTTGTTATATTCCTCCTGCAGTTGAGTCTGCATGTTTTTAAGTTTGCCCTCTTCTTCTGTGAGTTCGGCAATCTTTTCTTTTCGGGCGGAATCAGATACATTTGCCTCTTCGTTCCATTTTTTGCGTAGCTCGGCGTTTTCCGCTAGTTTTTTACTAACCTCAGAGCGCTTTTGCTCAATACTCAACAGGTTTTGCTGAGCTGTCTGCCAAACGCTCTCGGCCTCCATCGCACTAATTCTGGCTTTTATCTGGTCTGCATTATGTGACAATGAGTTTGAGTTTTTGTCATAAGCAAGATTAAGCCCATCAATAGACCCATTAAGCTGATCAATCTTATTTTTTAAGTTTTGTTTTTCACCTGCAGTTTTATTTTCTTTGGCTGCTAGCTTAACAATCTCATCAGCTAATTTTTGATGAGCTGCAGTGCTCTCTTTAACAGATTCCAGATTTTTTTTACGCTCTTGGACGCCCTCTTTTACGGAGTCTCTGAGTTTTTTGTTGCTCTCTACCAGCCCCTCTTGCTCTTTTTTGAGCTTTTTAGTCTCGTCAGACTCTCTTGTTAACCAAGACCACAAGCTAACACCTGCAGCAACTAAGGCTCCAACTCCTGCTACTACCCAACCGATAGGTCCAGTAAGTACCGTCAAAGCAGTTTTAAAGGCTGTAACCGCAGCAGTAGCCGCGATTGTTGCAGCCGTAGACAAGCTAATTACCCCAGTCATAACACCGTATATCAAAGTACTAGCTTTTAGCACACCGATTTGAGACAATCTAGCGACGATATCTGCTTTAGTTGCAAAGGTGCCTGCCTGGATCGCAGGAGCGACTAAAGCGATACGAGCCGAGGACATGGCCATAATTGCACTTGAGGCCGCCCATGCTGCATTAAAAGCATTGATCCCAGTTATTACAGTATTAACTACCCGCATCGCGGCAATTCCAGCAGCTGCTCCTAATAAAATAGGAGACAGAGCTTTGACAATCGATATGCCGGCACCGATAACACTAAACAGGATTTTAAATAATGGGGTGCTAGCTTTAATGCTAGCGTTGATAATACTAAATGCCGCATTGATAACGACTTTTAAATTGTCAAAATGCTCTGCTATGCTTTTACCTGTTGCAGCTTTTGATAAATTATCAAGAGCTTTTATGCTGTTAGCAACACCTTTAGCGATAGCATTTTTGATGTTGTTAAAAGAGGTTTCGATCCCTTTGCTGTTTTCCCTCGCTAGCTCAGCAAAACCACCAACACCATCATTAAGCTCAATCAATTTGCGGGAAAATTGATCAAACGTTATTTGGCCATTTTTTAAGGCCTCGTAAAAATCCTTTTGAGCAGATGTTCCAGCAAAGCCAAAGGCCTCTGCTGTTTTTTGCAGCGCGTAAGGCATAGTTTCTTGGAGTGTTTTCCACGACTGCATGTCAACCTTACCCGCGGATAGCATTTGAGCGTATTGCTCTAACCCTCGGCTAGCAGCCTCAGATGATGCACCAGAGGCCAAAAAAGCGTTATTTAAAGCTAAAGTTAGATTAGTTGACTTATTGATATCTTTAGTGATAGAGGTTAAGCGTTGAGCAGTCCCAACAACCTCATCGAGAGTGGTTGGTAATCCGTCAATCCCATTCGCCAGCTTATCTGTTGATCTGGCAACATCTTCGGCGCTATGTCCCATAGCTTTCATAACCCTCGGATATTTTTCCAGGGTATCAAAGCGGGTGATCGCTTTACCGAGTGAATGGGTAACTAAATCAACCGCTGCCGAAGCCAGCTTAAAAACACCAGCACCAATCGCAAATTTTTTAAGGGAGGAGCTGCCTTTGTCGCCATGCTTAGCAACTTTATCTAGCTCACTATTAAGGACCTTTACTTGTTTGCCATCAACATCAACAAGTATCGTTACCTTTCCATCAGCTGCCATCGTCCTCCTCCTCATCATCATTTAAACTGTACTTAGTCTTTAGTTTACGCATGTTATCTCTGTAATCTTTATCCCCTTTGCCATCATCTTTCCACTGTCTGATAGCTATAATGCGTTGCATAATAGTGTCATCGGGTAAAGCATTTAAAAGTGCCTTAAATTCAACCCAAGACAATTTGTTTTGCACTTTAAAAAGATTGATTTGGTAGGCTTGCATAAAGCTTGCATAGATAAATTCAGCGTCTAAATTAAAATCAATGACTTTTTTGTTATCCTCTTTCGCTTTTGCAACAGGCATTGGATTCCCTTTAAGGTCAAGCTGAGGCTTCTCAGGTCTCTCAATATCAATAAAATTGGTTTTAATATAAATCCAAAGATCCACAGCATCAGTAAAAGGCAAATCTGTCCTATCCAATAAAATATCTAGACACAAAAAACACTTTTCCGCCTCATTTAAAAAATCATCATTAATAACATCAAAGACATCTAAAACTTTATTAAAACTCAAATCAACGGAGTAGATTTCACCTTTAAAATCAAACGACTCGACTAAGGGATCGTTTAATTTCATAGGTTACTCCTTTTTTTATACTTTTTTGTTTTCTGCTTAACGATTTCTTCCCGCTCAATGGCCATATCTTTTAGTTTGGCCTCAATCTCTCTACAGACAATTTCCAGCGTATTCTCAAGTGCTTCTTTGTCAGGGTACTCTGCATAAAGTTGTGCAAACGCACCTTCTCCAAATAGCAGATCATAATTAATTTCTAAGTATTTAGCTTCTAGGCATAAAGCACTTTGAGCAACTTCTTTTGTAACTCCTTTAGCCTCAATTTCTTTGTCTAAGTTAGCCTCAATAATCTGCTTTTCATACGTATTAAGACGGCGATTTACTTCATTTTCGATATCAAAAAACTCAAGTAATCGTTCTTGGCTTGTATCAAACCAAAGCTCCACCTGACCAATTTTTACTGGGAAACCTGTACGCTTTAGATCAACTGCAATTCCAGACATAATTCCTCCTTAAAAATAAAAAGGTTGGATTTTAAATCCAACCTTAATGAACCTCGCTAGGGACACTCTCTTTCGGCAGTGAGTTATAAGTAATCTTACAACCAAACGCCTCAAAATCGGCCGCAGCCCCTGAGCCTGCAATAATTTCTGTCACTGTTGCAACCCCGGTCCATTGCCTCTTACCATCTGATGATATTACCCGATGCCAAACCTTACGATCATCGCCAAGCTTGTATTTTAAGCTCGCGATATGAGCTTGCGCTTTATCCTCAGGGTCATAAGTACCCTCAAAGGTGTATGCACCCTTGACGCCTACCACTGTTGTTTCTTCGGTTCCGTCGCCGTCGTAGTATGCCTCATCTTCTGTTTTTTCGTCAGTATCATCAGATACATCTTTTATCCACTTGGCCAGCTCTAAAAGATTTTCTTTTGTAACATCTGTCTCTTCTACACCTGTTTTATAAGGTGCGATAAAATGCCCACGAAAGGCGTTCTTTTGTCTCATTAGTTCTTCCCTTCTATTTCTAAATGTGCTGTAAGATCTAGCACATAAATATAAAAACCCTGATCGCTTAAGTCATTTAAAAATGGCTTTTCTACGTCGAGGCTGGTAAATGTGTACGAGTTATTAAGACTCTGTAATTTTAAATCAAAATTGGATAAGGCGCCGTTAATTGCCCACATAGTGGCGTTGGCCAGCTCTTGATTTTTTGTTTTAATAGCAATTTCAAAGGGCAAGCTTATCTCGCGAGTACCGTCCATGTACTCTGCATTAACCTTGCCGCCAGGCATTGGGTAGATAACTAAATCTTCCGCCCTCGTTAGATAATCAAGCCTAGGCTCTATACCTAAGTCAAGTCCTGCGATAAATTGCCTCAAAACAACAGCAAAGTCATTTGTCATCTAAATCCCATCCCCCTCAATAAAGACTGTTCCCAATCTTTGACGATTGTAGCATTGGCTAACGCACGTTTATCCCAACGCTTACCTGTACCTGGCGTTGTGTACTTTTTAAATTTAAAGGACTTGTACTTATTGTAAGCACCACCATAAAACTGAGGTCTAGCGTGTGGCCCGCTCCACGTCACCCCTATGCTATCAGCTCTCGAGCTCCCTCTGAGGGAACCGTCTCTATAAGGAACATAGGGATTCATGGTTATCATGACTTGATTGTTCATCACAAGCTTTCCTTTAGCTAAAGCTTGCGGAGATACTTTACGCTTAATGCCTCCCAACTCTACCACTATCTTAGCCATTAAATGACCTCCACTTCGTAGCAAAAAATCTTATGCCTGTGAGGATAATAAATGGGTATGACTTTGTTAACTGTGTACTCTGTATCACTATCAATAACAATAGCATCTTCCCAAGTTTTGTCAGCCCTAATTTTGCAGTATTTAGGATAGATAAAAATAACAGATGGCTTGATCTCCTGCCTTGTATTATCCTTACCTACAGCTGCAAAACTGCGGTCAAACCTCACTGGGGAGATAGTAAAAGGGTCGTCATAGACAAACCCTCCATAATCCCCTGCTCTTTTTACAAGCTTTACCTGCAAACTATCAATGAGTAATCGTTTATCGATCATAGCTAATACCTGCATATCCTAAACCAACAGCCAATAGCTCATTTTCGGCATCTAGGCAGAGATTAAACCTATCTGCCAAAGTTTTTCGTTGGCTACCTTGGCCATGCCCGACAGTGTAGCTAATACTTGTCCGTCCTAGAGATATTCCAGCAAAGGATTGCTTATCCTCTGCAGTCATCACTCCCGACTCATCTAAGTATGCTATTTGATAAGCGACTGCCCTTTTGACAGCTTTTTGGATAAAAGCTAACTCTTTTTTAAAGTCTTTATGATCATAGCGATTGCGACAATAAAGGTTGACAGCGTGGCCAGCGCGTTTTTCCAATTTTGCAAAATCTTCTACTTTGTCAAAACCTAAATCTTCAAATTCTTGTTGTGTCAAAAAAGCGATAACGATCACCCCCCAATCAAAGACCATTAGCTTTCGCCGGATTGATCCTCTTTTGTTTTGCGCCCCTGTTTCTTTTTAACTTCTTTAAAGCCGTCGGCAATCAGCTGAATTTCCAGCTCGCTGCCTTCTTGTACTTTATAGACTTGGTTGTCCTTCTCGTATGTTTTCATCGTTCACCTCCTAGGCTGATTTATGGGATACATAAACCCCATCTTGTTTAGATTTAAGCACAAAAAGGTCGTGATACAAGCGATTTTGATATAGATACCCGTCCCCTTCGGTGTGCTGACCTGGTGCAAAAAGATAAATAGAGTTAAATTTAGCTTTTGCAATAACCGCAGGCTTGGCCACAATCAAAAAGTTAATGTCTTTACCGCTGCCATCTTTGACAAAGCCTGTCGTAAAATCAAATTTAGTCTTAAAGCGGGCATCGTCCCAAACCTCTATGAGCTGCACTCCGTCAAGAGAAGTCACACGAGTATCAATCCCTTGCGGTGATGTTGTCGCGATTGAGCGTGTAAAGTCCTTTGAGCGCTCCAAAAAGTCCATAATCTCACTGGAGACATAGATAATGATATTGCCAGCTCCGTACTTGCGAATAGGCAAAATAGCAGCTTTTAAGCGCTCATAAACATTAGTAGTAGAGTAGTCATCTTCCTGCTTAAAATGGCTATTATCGATCGCATTTGTGGCAATCTTCGAAAAGCGATAAGCGTCAACTTCTGGCGTTGCATGCTCTGTGATAAAAGTGTTTGAGATGTTAGCCATAGACAGCTCTTGGTTAGTCTCATCGACGTCTGCCTTATCCACAAAAAACTCTACGTCACGATCAAAGCCGAGCGTATAAGTATTTTTATCGTTAGATACAGTACCTGCGTTATACCCTTTTGAGCGTGTGTGCGCCTTATAGCCAGTCACCGAGATGGTTGGTAGCTCAAAAGACTTTGCACCTAACCAGTTGACTTTTGGTGTCTCTAAGATATTTGTAAGAGCTGCTTGCATGAGTTTTTTTTCAAAAACTCCCTCATGCTTAGTGATATAGTTAATTGACATTAGTTGTCCTCCTGTTAATTGTTTAGTCCAAGTGCCTTTAAAAAGGCGTCATTGGAATTAGTAGTAGCTACAGACGGATTACCCGTCACTGTGATTTTGGGTGCTTTATCCTGCACTTGGCCAAAATGAGGATACTTATCCAAAACTTTTTTAATCGCATCATCTATACTTATCTCGTCAGTAACGAGACGCTCAGATAATGCAATTACATCATCAATAGAGTCAACATTAACACCTAAAGACATTGCTGCCAGCTTTGCATTTAGAGCTTTGTTATTTGCTAATGCTTCTTCAAGCTCTTTATCTTTAGCTGCAAGGACTTCTGCTTGTTTTTCTGCTTCACTCTTTTGTGATTCCTGCCAATCTCGATATGCCTTTAGCGCCTCTTGAGCTGAGTCAGCGTCATCAAAGCCTAGCTCTTTTAACGCTTTGTTGTAGCCTTTAGAGTGCTCTTTAGTTCCTACTCGAGTTAGGTCATCTTGCGTAAAAGTCTTATTTTCCGATTGGCTATTTTCCAAGTTAGTAGTCTCTTGGTCGACATTCTCATTTGCCACATTCTCCATGTGCTGATCCTCCTATAAAAGCGATAGGTCGCTGATTTCCGTTCTTTAACGCCTGCGGATAAAGGCATAATAAAAAAACCGTACTGCTACGACTCCATAGTTACCATTTCTTACCTCGCCTGATGATCTGCAAAAGCTTTATTTGAGACTTTAGTATATACATCTACGTAAGTCTCTTTTTTGTCGCCGTTATGTGTTACTTCGGCATAATCAGCAATCTTAGTCTTGCTTGTACTAACCAATGCTTTCCAGTTCTGCAATGTTTTGCTAAACCAGACTACAAAACAGTCTTCAGGTTTGATTTCAAGACCTGTTAATCGTGTAAATTCCTGCGATGCTAGTACTTTAGCTTTTTCTGTGTATTCCATTTTATTTCCTCCACTTACGCTTGTAATTTTTCTTAATATAATCCACGTCATCACCAATTGACTTGATTGCTGCTTGGTTGTCTGATACTGCACTTTTAACAACTGTCAGCTCGCTATTTGTAGCTTGAGCCTTTGTTGACACGATGGCTCGCAATTCGGCAACTTCTTTGGTCAGCATCACAACTGCTGTTTCCAATTTACGTTTCTTTTTGATACGTTTATTCATTTCGTCCCTCCTGTTTTATGATGTAAAAAAGCCTTTATGTTGGCTTGCCTGTATGTTAAAAAATCATTGTTATTGATCAAATGCTTTAGTGCGCCTTGCTTAACCCTAATTTGTGTCTGATATTTACTAACTAAATCTTTATCAGCAAGCTGTTTAGCAACATGCAACAACTCTTTACTCCTACGGATTGACCTCTCAATCGCCCTTTGTTTAGCCTGTGCATTTGCGTTAGCTTTAGCTTGCGCCGGGGTGAGATTTTTTAAGTAGTCAGGCAGCTCAGGTTTAGTATTAGCACCAATAACGTAAGGGGTCTTGGTGTGTTTACAGTTAGTTCCTAAGCACCCCTCCGGTTTACCGTACCCGTAATCAGATAAAGCTAATATTTTAACTCCGTCTTTCTCCCTAGCCTCTCCTGTGGTGACTATTTGGTGCTGCAGAGGCGCACACATATCTCTCGCTGTGGCTTTTTTGGAGTAATAAAAGGTATCGATCCCAAATTCCCTTGCGGGAGCTTCTTTGGCCTCGTTAAACACTCGCCACGCTGTAGTGTTTACAACAGTCCTAGCATAGCTATCTGCCCGCCACTGCCGACCTGATTTATCTGTAAAGCCATAAAAGCCCTTTTTAAACCATCTCATAACAGTCTGATTGATAGCTTGATCAGGTGTCTTTAGGCCTGTCACAACCCCTGCCACAGTCTCCTGAACGATAGATTGATAAGCTCCTATGACGCTAGCTGGCAGAGTGGTGTTGATCAAATTATGTACGTCAGCTATTGCCTGCCTAGCATAATTTGCTAAATCATCTTGTATACTGCTACTTATCTCGGGTCTTGTGTTTAGGGCCTCTCTAAGCTGCTGTGCGGTATCATCGTAGATTTTAAATCCCTCGTTTTCGATGACGCGCCTTAGTTGAGCTTCGGCCACGCCAGAATACTTTGAGATAAGCTTAATGTTATCAGCATTCAACAAGCCAGTCTCGTGCAATTTGGCAGTTTGCCAAAGATAAGGGTTATCAGTCAAACTTGCTGGACCTCGGGCTTTTATCCTCTGTATTACTTGATCAAACAGATCTAGGATTAACTGATGATAAAGGTCCGATACTTGACTAGCCTCCAAAAAAAATTGTTCGTCATTTAGCTTAACAGGCTTCTTTTTCATCTAATCACTCCCCGTATAAATCAACATCGGTCCGTTGCTTGTTGATTGCTTTAGCAATGCCAGTGTTAACCTCCGCTTGGATTTTTTTAGCTTCCTCGTCTGTGACATTGAGGACTTTTTGGATAGCCATCGCCTGTGTGCCAAAACCAGCGCCGACTACTTTTATCCAGTAGTCCAATTCGGCCTTTCGATCCGTAAACACACCGTCGTCAAGGTTGATGCTGATATCGTCCATGCCGGGGATACTACCCTCATACAACCCAGTCCCAGCTGCAAGCTCGAAAATAGAGATGACAAGCTCTTTTAAGGATTGCTCTACGAGAGCAACAATGCTATTACGCATTTGATAAGTATCAGAGTTTTCGGAAACAATCTCTGTAGCGGTCTTAACACTTTTACCATCAAAACTAAAAAGACCTGCTGACACCCCTAGTTGCATCTCAAACAAGGCCAGCCCCTCGTTGATGGCCTTGATGTAATCATCAGCTCTGATTGGCGTTGTTAAGTCCTGTATCGCGCTTGAGTCCAAGTCTCGTCCCCCCATGCGAATGTACACGTTTTGATCAGGCTCAAAACGGGGCCTTGGGACAACATCACTGTCAACAGTGCGGACATTTAATGCAGTCAAACTTTCCGGGACCGCTACTCTGCGCTGGCCCATCTTGACCTCCCACCTAAACTCGTCATACGTAGTATTAATAAAGTCAATAGTCGTTTTAGCGTTATCAAATATAGATAAGCCCAGAGGACTATTAATATCTTTATTGTTCATTCCCGGCGGCTTTAGATAGGTGAATAGGGGGCGAGTGACCTTAGTCACATTTACTTTATCCTTAAGATCCCCGTAAAGCTCCTCGAGAGGTACTCTACGACCTACTTCGGAGCTGTTATCTGTCTTATACAACTCATTTGTAATGACATAATCGTTTTGATTTTTCCACTCGTGGATCTCAATCAAAGTGTAATAAAAAGTTTTATCTCCTACTTTTTTTACTGTCTTAATGACAATAGCTGCGCTTGATACGTCTTGAGTATTGTACTGCAGAGGCAAAAATACAGGTGCCTGTATAAAGGCCACGCGAATTTTATCGTTGTCTACGTAAGGACGCATAGCCATGCCTCCGAGAGCAAGACAGCTCTCTAGATATCTCTCAAAATTTTTATTAAAGCGGTCGTTTTTAAGCGTAGAGTTAATAAACTCATCAGCTACTTTGTCAGTTACCTTAATCTCTGCCTGCTCATTAAAAACTAAGCTCGCAATTTTTTTAGCAGCAGTCCTCGCTATTGGTAAGTGATTAAGTTTGCGCTTTTTAAGCTCGCCATCCGTATTAAGATACTCCACATCGTTAAAAATGGATTGGTAATAAACCAGATTGCTTTGGATACGCTGATACTCTCCCTCAGTAACTGCAATTTTAGGGTGATCTGTGATATTTACAAGGTCTTGTGTTGTCATCACATACTTGCTCCTTATTAAAAAATTTTTTATCTGCTGGATTACTCCCATTGGTAAACTCCTTTAGTTATAATATCGATGCACAAACACATTAACGCTATATCTAAACTCGTCCATGGCATGATTATCTTTATCAATAGGCTTACCGTTGTCATCACGACTGTAAAGCCCTATCTCTTTTAAAAAATGATAATGGTCGTACTCCTCCTCAATGTGGTTAACCAGATGAAACACGCCGTCAGAGATAATATTTTGTCCTCGCTCAATCCCTACCTCGATACCTTTAGATTTACTAGAGACGTCTTTAGCGTTGTTTGGCGCAGGTGTTGTAAAAATACCTAGCTTATGCAACTCCTCTCTTAGAGCCTTACAAGCCGGATCCACAAACACCTCTGTGTATCGCATTTGATATTTTTTAACACACCAAGCTATAAAAGCTTTTAGCTCTACCGCATAAGTTGACATAGCTTTAATCTGACCTGTATCAGCACCACTGTGATAGTAGTGCGCTGTCCGATTAAGCCTAAAACTTATCTTGCCATTATCTCTAACTCTTGTTACGATGTTACAAGACATAGATGTCGCATCTGCTTGACCACCGTCCGCACAAAAATACATCTCTACCGGTTCGCCAATCAAAGTATCCAAAACATTTTTTTCCATGTCAAAAAGACCATAAATAACACCTTGAGGCATCACCCGTTGCCCGAGTACGTCGCGTTTGTAAAGGTATGGATTTTTTTTAAGACTGTTGATAATATTTTGCTTACGCTCCGCAGTTAGTATCGGGTTATCGTCCATGGTCCAGTGAGTCCATCGTGTATTTTGCACATCAAAGACATCTTTTATCACTGGGTGCTGTGGCGCAGGTGGGTTGAGATCAGCTAAGTGATAACGCAGTTTAGCCGCCCAGGTACGCCTAAAACACTCCTGGATAAAATCCATATGCAGTAGATTAATCTCACAAAAGACCACTGAGCCTAGAGACATACCTGTAATAGCACCGACCGAGTTAACTTTACCTCCACCCTTGTAATAAACCCTTTTATTACCTTTTGGTGTTGTTACAAGCAGGTGATCTCCTCGCTCATCATGTTTGATTTCGCAGTTCCCGTCAAAGATGTGCATCAGCCCTGTACCGTCTCCATCAATAAACAAACGATAAGCTTGTTCTTGATTATAAGCAGTCACAAGATGATTTTCATCTTCTGACTCAATCAGATACCTAGCGTAACGAAAATGCCCAGCGGTGGTCTTTCCACTTCTGGGTGTGCCCTCATTGACCTCTAATTCGTAGTTAAAAGGGCGTCTAATGATGTCTTTTTGTTTTGTGGATAACTTTTTTATCCTAACTGCCATCTTCGACTACCTCCAGCAGTTTTTCCATCAAATGGGTATCAGGCTTAGCGCCCTTCTCTGCGTCAAGTTTGACTTTAAGCAGCTCGATGCGCGTTCGTTGTTCGTCTGTGGCAAGCTCCGCAGCCTTAATTCGCTGTCTTTGCTCTTTTCTATCCAGGCTATCTTTGACCTCTGTAGTTGTGATTTTAGCTAATAGCTCTGCAGATCTAACATCACCCTTTAAAGCATTTTCCACAAGCTTGAGTGCAATAGCTGATTGATTCGTGGGGGAAATATCCAATTGTTCTAATTGTTCTCTAAGCATGGCACTTGGTACAGTTGATCCTAACACCAGCTCCACAGCTTTTCTCAAATTCGCTTTTTCCCTCCTAGCTTTGCCGGAAGCTATGCCTCCTTTTTTTGCAATTTCTCGGAGTTCGCCCGGGGTTCGTTTGGAGTTTGGTATCAAATTATCTTCATTTGCCATCGCCTCACTTCCTTACTTTTAAATATAAAAAAAGGCTTTCGCCCTTTTAAAATTATTTTATAGTCCTAGCCAATTAATAATAAAGGCTTGATCATCTTGATAAAAAAGTTATTTTTGATATCTTTTGCAGTTATTTCTTTAAGGCCGAATCTTTTTCGCTTGGTTCAATGTTTTGGATTTTGTGAATTACTTTTGTTACTAGCATATTATTTACCCCTTTGTCTTTGTGATCACATGATAGCTCTGAAACATTGTTAAGTCAACGATTTTAAGGGATTTTTTAGTTTAATTGTATAACACTTTCTCCGGTTAATTCTTCCCAGCGCTTGATGATAACATCGACATATTTAGGATCGCACTCCATTAACCTGGCACACCTTCCGTTTGACTCGCAAGCAATCAGCGTGGTTCCTGAACCTCCGAACAGATCGAGAACGATATCATGTCCCTTGGTGTTGTTTTTTATTTGATAATCAAAAAGCCCGACAGGCTTCATTGTTGGGTGATCTCCGTTTCGCTGCGGTTTATCAAAATCAATGACAGTTGTCTGTTTGCGATCACTGGCCCATAAATGACTGGCTCCGTCTTTCCAACCGTATAAACACGGCTCGTGCTTCCAGTGATAGTCTTGGCGGCCGAGGACCATTGCATTTTTGTTCCAAATCAAACATTGACGAACAGTCCAACCAACATCTAAACAAGCACCACGAAAATTATAACCCTCGGAGTCTGCATGCCAAATATAAAAAACCGCCCCCGGTTTAATAACAGAATCCGCAGCTTTAAAGGCCTCTCCTAAAAATTGTCTGAAAGCATTACTATCCATATTATCGTTTTGGATTGTTAACGCATCTTTTGTTTTACCTTGGTAAGCGACATTGTATGGTGGATCTGTTATTAGCAAGTCGGCCAACTCACCTCCCATCAACTTTTTAACATCACTTTGATTGGTGCCGTCTCCGCACATAAGCCTGTGACGGCCCAATTGATAAATTTGACCAAATTTACTTTTTGGGTCTTCAGGTAGAGTATTGTCAAAATTGTCTAATTCCTTGTCAATTTCTTCAAAGGCAGCTGCTAAATCAACATCAAATCCAAAAACAGACATATCGATATCCATAATAGACTGTAATTCTTCGGTCAAGATATCAATGTCAAACCCTGTATTCATGGTCAATTTATTATGAGCTAAGATATAAGCCTTCTTTTGCTCCTCTGTGAGGTGCGTTAACTTAATAACATCAACTTCATCATACCCCAATTCTTTTAAAGCTGTATATCGGCCATGTCCCTCGATGATGATATTACTTTCGTCAATGGCGATAGGATCGTTATTTCCAAATGCTTTTATTGATGACTTTATCTGTTCGATTTGTTTTTTTGGGTGCAGCTTAGCATTATTTTCATACATTTTTATTTCTGATATACTTACTTTTTGTATTTGCATTAACCACTCCTGATAATTTTTAGTAATAATAAAAAGCCACCACAATGTGATGACTCGTAGCGACTTACATAACTATTATGCCATGCAATATAACTCATTTAACGCCTAAATTTGATCGTAGTTAAAAGGTTATCTCTTTTTGTTATTTTGCTATGATACTATATTAACACGCTATTTTGTACAAAAACTATTATATTACTGTATAAAAACTAGCTAAAAACTCCTTGCTCGACAATCAGAGACCCCTCTCTATATAGCTCTGCAAAAGCTAACAAAGCGATATCGAGCGTATCATAATAAAAGCTCTCTGACATACACAATTCTGTATAAATAACCTTGTCCGCTTTTTTATAAGGTGATAAGTATTTATCGTACAAAATCCTGCGCCTCTCTGGCTCTAGTATCATGCTGACAGCTTGCTCAATCGCATCTAACTCCTGCTCCGCTGACACACGATTAAGTGCTAACCTCTCTACAGGCTTGCTAGGGACTCCATGAGGTTGCCTTGGCTCAAATGAGTAAGTAGCTGTAACTTTTTGAGTATCTACATCGTTAGCTATCCGCCGCCAGCGTGGATACTCTTTCAATTTACGCTTGGCATTGGATTTTGTTTTTTGGATATCAATCTCAGGAAAAAACGTCATGAAAGCCCCCTCAGTGTGGTATAATGGTGTTAACAGATATAACCAAGGAGTCGTTCGCATGGACGTCTTTTTTTGTTACTCCAAATCAACCCCTTCAAATTTTGCTCTTGCTTCCAGTATGTCAACATACTCAGACATCACACGTCTCTGCTCCTGTAATAGCCTGATAGGGCAATCCGGTTCAAAACCAAGAGTGCCTTGAGCATATTTTTTAAGCATTTTATCTAGCTTTGACAAACGTTGTGTAAGTTGTCTGTACTCTTCAACAAATCTTTTTTGATATGATTTCATTCTGTTACCTCTCCTCTTAACACTTTTGACAACGCAGAATGACTTGCGAGTAATAAGTCAAACGTTTGGTCTGGATTAAACACCATAGCTTCAAAATCATTATCGCATTTATCAATTAAATCACTTAGTCTATCTACTAAATTTTTGATTTCGCTTTTATTCATTCGTTCACCTCTTTAGGAAACTCCTCTCTCCAAGCCCAATCATGATCTTTACGTATTTCTTCCTCGGTTAGTTTGATATCTTCTCTTAAAGAAAAATCAGTATCTATGATCTCTGAAAATCCAAGTTTTCCATTCGCTAACCTTACTAGTGCAATATGTTTGTGTTCTATGTCACTATTAGGATTAGGTAGCTCAACAATGTACAGCTTCTCTTTTTTAACAGTATATCCAAACAAAATAGCAATAATAAAATCGTAGGCATGTTCTTTTGTCCATTTTGACAGATCCGAAGAAATAACAAAGTCATTGGTGCAAAGACTTTCACCGTAATTAAAAAGATCATCAATACTTCTAAAAACAAAATCTGCTTTATCATCTTTTTCCCACTTAATATAATATGCTTTGTGTTTCTCTATCCAATCAGCAACAAAACTCGGAATTTCTGGTTTTAGCGAATCCTTTTCTTGTAATACGCCTTGCTTGTGGCCAAGATAATAGCTAATGCTGTTATCAATACCAAATTCATTAAAAATACCTTCAATCCAGACGGCTCTGTCATGCTCTGGTAGCTCTCGCATTTTAGCAATAATATTTTTAAGGTATTTAGGTGACTGCTCTGCGTATCCGTCTGGTTTTATTTTTGTTCGCTCAAGATTATAAAAAGCATCAATGCCAGCATGATTTACATGTACCCCACCATTTGAAAAGGACGAACTGATAATACCTTCAACCCACACTTTATCGCCTTTTTTTAAATCATTAATGTTCATTTGTTACCCTCCGTTTTACACTAACTTTATTTTGTTATCATACTCACACAGTCTATCGATAGCCTTATTGTAAATATGAGTGTCTAACTCGCACCCAACATAATCAAAACCAAGCTCTTTACAAGCTATAAGACTACTCGCAGATCCAACGTGAGTATCTAAAATCTTATCTCCTGTCTTGGCATACTTTTGTAATAACCAAATATATAAATTTACCGGTTTTTGCGTTGGGTGAATCCTCTTTTCATTTAATTTTTTGTTGCCTTGCTGCACATGGCCCTCTGCAATAGACTTACCTTGCATCATGCCATTCCACATGTAGCGGAACAATCGGGCGCTATCATGGAGACTGCAATAAGCTATCTCGCAGTCTGAAAAACTTGATGATCCGTTTACCTTATCCCAAATTATACGTCCAGATCCAAAAGGATAATCATAGTAGTTAACACCCCAAATAATTTGGTTTTTTGATACTCTAAAAAGCTCGTCAAAATAGTCTTTGCCGGGGATAGCCCATTGAGTGGTTTGCTCATACACTCTTTTAACACCAATCGGACTAATTTTGCGTCCGTAATATTGCCTCTTTTCCGGTCCGCTAAAGTAAGGCGGATCAACAATAGCTAAATCAAAATGCTTATCAGGGTATCTGGCCATAAGCTGCATACAATCCTCGTTTGTAAACATCTTCATCCCCCATTACCTGTCAAATCCGCTAGCCGCTTAGTCTGTCTAGCTCTATCCTCGCTAGCACGTTTAAGCTGCTTTTGTGTTCTGCTTAGCTGAGCGCGCAGTCCATATATTTGCGGTTCGTAGTGGTTTTGTAGTGCGATGCTAAAAACAGACACGAGACACAGCATGACTGTTAGTACAGCGATAATGATGTTTTTCTTCTCGATTGCTTTGTCTTTTTTTACTAACTCATAAAGCAAGCAATCAATCATCTGTTCTTCTGTCATTCTTCCACCTCTAATACCCTTGCGCTGAAATTTCTAATTCGTTTAAATCAGTACGATCAACATTTATTGTTTCTTTTTCGTCCGATATAACATCATCTCGACGGGGATTATTAGCTTCGTATGCAGCTTCTAACAAATCAACATCAAAAAGTCTCAACTTTACATTTAACCAGTCGGGATATTCCTGCAATTTTTCGATTAATTCTTTTACTGTCATTCTTCCACTCTTTCTAGTAATTCTGGATCTTCGTAAGTGTTCCCGATGACATCGCAACCTAACCAATTATACAACCACTCCTCGGTTGTATCTGTTTTGACTTTCCAAGCACAATCCTCATTGTCATAAACAACGACACCTAACTCACCAGTACTCCAATCTCTAATAATGTCTTTATCATAAATCGTAGTTTTGCCATCACTATACGCTAATGGCATGATATACTCGTCTTTAACATTACTTTCAACAAGAGACTCTTTGCCTTCTTTTTGGTGCTTTCTTAGTGTTTCTCTTAGGTAAACTTTGTCACTCAAAACAACTACATTGTAATAATCACTATAAGACATCTTATGGTTATCTTCGTCCCACACTCTAAATTTCGGTATCATCGTTAACCTCCGTTTCTGACAAAAACTCTAAAACTTTTATCGGTTTAAAAATATAGTCAATATCTAAATCTTCTTCTATTTTTGTATATACACCAATCGGGTTCCTGAGGTATAATCGCCCGTCAGGAAGCTCTACTATTCTCTTCGGGAACATGCCGTTGATAACATCATTACGTCTATATCTGTCAACATAGCATCCTAAGTGTTTTTTCGCTAAATCTTTTGTTAGTATCATTCCACTTCCTCCAACTTCTCGATTAACCAATCAAGGTTCTGACGTGCTTTTTTAAGGTCTTCAACACCATTTTTAGCGTGATACCGCAAAAGGTACTTAACAGCATTGCCCCAATAAAAACCCTCCTCGTGCTCTGGGCAAGCTGCGAAGTTTTTAACCACGTCGATTGCTTCCATGCCATGCCGCCCTTGATAGTGTGATGGCTTTTTAATGTTATCTGTCCTATCCTGACAAGCAGCTTCAAGCTCCTTAATTTTTTTAAACGTATCTTCCATTAGCATCTCTCCACTCTCTCAAATAATATTCTGTCGCTCGCTTATCATTAGCTAACTCTAGCTCTCTAATAAACTGCATCGCTTCTCTTTTTGTTGCGAACTCATGCTCCCTAAACAATCTTTTATCAGTAACCGCGTAAGTCGCTGTAATACCTTTGTTGTAAATCCTCACAACGTGTTTTTTAGTAGTAGTCATGTGTCTCCAATCCATCAAGATAGCCTTGATTGACATAGTATGCACCAATCAAGACGGCATCTGCCTCATCATCTTTGACTATTTTGCCAAAGTTTTCAGCAGCCTTAGCCTTTGACTGTGCTTTCATTGCTTTTTTTGAGCGGTCTTTGTAGCTAAACTTCCAGTGCTTTCGCCAAGTTGAGACATTGATAAATACGACATTATCAGCTATCAATCGTCCTAAGATGATACCAGTTACAATGCCGATTTTAAGCATGGATTGTTGATTTGGACCCATAACCGAGTTTTTTTCGACTGCGATTGTGCTAAAGGAGCAATCGTATTTTTTTAGTGCTCGTGACTGGATAGCTCTTAATTGGCTAGCCATATATCGTCCACGTTCGAAATAAGAGTCGCTCTTATGTTTTAAGACACCACTCTGGATAAGGTCTGAGCCTTTAAATAAGGCCCAACCTGTACCAGAAGTTGAGATGTCTAGCGATAATACTAGATTGCTCATTCAAGCACCCCACGAATGCCAAGGGTTTCAAAGATATTTCTCTTATTATCTTCGATAAACGAGAATACTTTTATAATTTCGTCTGTGTCTTTCTTGTGCTCTTTAGCAAAATATGATGATGTTAGATTGATTTTAGTTTTGGGTTTAGCTTCAAGCACAAGGTCGTAAGCTACTTCGAATAGTTCTCCATCTTCATCAAGTGACGGTTCGTCGTCAATCTTTTTAAAATCACTAATAAAATCCCATTGCATAGTCAAACCGCCAGAGATGGCAAAGATTCGGTTTACTCTATCTAAAATTAGTGCTGTTCCTGTTCCTGTAATTTTAATTTGTTCCATATTTTTCACCTTTTTTAAAATCCACACTCGCCCTAAAATTGTGTGTGAGCATTGGCAAGGACGAGTGTAGCAACTCTTTATATCATCAATCCTGTTAACTTGACGATATTGCAATTTTCCTTTCTCGCTCGGAAAATATGATTATTGCAAAGGCCGAGCTTCACTTTGCAATAGTTAGTTAAAAAATCATTACCCTTTGTGTTAATTGATTTGCCCTGCAATACTCGCAATGACCACAAGGCTTAGATTTTTCTATGCCTTTTTTAACATCATCTAAACGCTTGATGTTTTGCGCTAGGTTGTCTAACTCATTTTGCATAGCATCTAAATTTTGAATCCTGATTGCTCTGGTATCTGGCGGTGTTTCCTTTGTTACTGCGTAAATAATCGGCTCGAACGGTTTATTATATTTAGCTTCCAGCATGGTTTTATAAGCGGCCATCTGCAAGATGTATCCGTAAGCCTCAAACCATCTGACACGCTCTGCTCCATTCCAGATTGTGTCGTCAATCGGCCCTTTTGTTGTTTTGATGTCTACAAAATAGCCACGTTCAACATTTAAGCAGTCGATTTTACCCTTGAATTCAATCTCGCCAAGAAATCCTGTGATGGCTGCTTCCTTCTCTCCTTGATAAATAGCCATAAAGTTGCTATCACTTTTAAGTGCTTCAATCATCTGTTCTGCGACTAAATAGTCTTTTTTGAGCTGACCTTTTGTTGCTCCTCGGGTCGAAATCATTTCAGAGCCGTTTTGAGCTTTGAATTCTTCATGAGCTGCTTTACTCTCAAAGTAAGAGTGGACATAGTTCCCGACGAGCAACGCAGTGTTATCTCTGGTATCTGTCCAATCCCCTCGTAATTCAGCAAGCGCCCTTGCTTCGCATTCCTTAAAATGCTTGTACTGACTAATGGACCAGTACCTGATAGCTGATTCACGGCTATAATAGTCCTTTCCGAGCAAGTCTAACTTCGTCATGGCATTAAGTCCCCAAGGTTATCAAAGAGGTTGCCATCGCTAGCCATTATTTCCCCAGTTTCTTGGTCAAAATCTGGAATTTCATCAGCTGGATAAGAGGCGTCTTCTAAAACCGTCTTATTTTCGTCTGTGAGCGTTTTTTCTGGCTCTGAATGTAAATCATCAGTTACATCTTTTAAATTGCTAGGAGCGTCCTTTTTTTCGTTCTGGTGACCAATTAGGTCGTCTAGACTGTTTGTTTCTGGCGGCGTGATGTCTTTAGGGTTAGAAACTCTCGAATCTTTATTATCTTCCTCGATGGCTTTCTGCATCTCAACTGATAAGGGCCCATATTTACTTAAAATATCTTTTAAAACAGTTTTTTGGGCCATTGCATCAAAATCTGTTTTCCATGGACCGCTAGCAAACGATTTTGAAAATCTCTTTCCATGCGCAGCTGCTTTTTCCGCTGACCAAAAAGAAACTTTCTCAAATCCGTTTAAGAGCTTGAAGGCTGCAAAATAACCTACAATCTCATCTTGTGGCTTACTGAAGTCAAGAACCAACTCCTCGAACAAAGGGTTGTAAGAAATCAATTGTGATTTATAGACAATGCCAGTATTAATATTCTTGTATTGTCCGCTTCGTTGTGCAAGTTGAATTAACCCTTTATATCCAAGCTGAAATTGCGCTTGGCCTTTGTAAGGCACGATATAGGCATAACCCAAGCTTTGTTGGATTGGAAGTTTTAATGTTGCGGCGGTCATCGCAGCTGTCATAATGCTTTCATTGCTAGCTTTAGCTAATAAATCGCTATTATTTACAATTCCTAGCAAACTCGCAATAAATTGAGTTGAATTATTCCCCAAAACTTCGCTAAACTTTTTTTGTACTACTGGTGCGTTAAAAAAATCTTTATGTGCTAATTGATTTGCCATTTCATTTCCTCTTTCTGTGTTTTAGTTGCCAATTCTCGGCTTTTAATCTATTGTTTTCCTGGCTTAGCGCTATGACCCTATTTTGTAGTTTGTCTATCTCTTGCCCTAGCAAAGCCTGTACCTCGAAATAGTTGCTTTCCCAGTCATCGCTAAAATTAAAATCATTGGATTTGTTCATATAGTCCCTCGACTGCCGCATGTATATCTGTCTGACCTGCGCCAAGATATGTTATTCCCGCTGCTAAAAAGACTTCTTGTGGACTTAGCATGCTGCCAAAAGTATCAATCGCCTGTTCAAGGTATATGCTAAAAACTTCAATTTCTTGTTTAGCTCTGCTTTTTGCTTTTTCTGCTTCTTCTGGTGTCATATTTCCTCCTAAATCGCATATTTCTTACGCAACTGGCGTAATAGCATCATGTACTGTGATTTATCAACTAGCCCGAAATCAAGCAGCTTCTCACGCTCTTGGTGGCTTGCCCGATGCCAGATAAGTGTCTCTCGATATTGTTTTGTCATAATCCATTCTCCTGTTTGTAGCGTTTTATTCTTAATTTATTAGCTTCTTCCGTTGTGATTCCAACGCCGAATGCAAAAAGATTGATCGGATTTAATACAGGCTCAACCCCGTTTTCCTCTCTCCTTTTTTGACAATACTCGACAAATCGGTTAAAGGTCTCTATGCTAGATTGTCTGCCATACATTTTATTGATTAAGGCATTAAATCCATCAAAAATCTCCTGCGCCATCTGACACCTCGCTTGGATTTACTTTTAAATCATCGTATGTCGGGCCTTGGTAGTCTGGATTTGACCAGCTAGGAACATTTGAGATAGTTGCATGTCGTTGTTCTTTGCTATCCTCAAATCTCTGCAACCTCTCTTTGACCTTCTCAATCGTCGTATCTCCAGCTTTATGCCACTCCACCAAAATTTTGTTGATATACTTCCAATTGATCTTGTTGTTTTCTACCGCTTCTCTTAAAGCAAGGTTAACAACATCAATCGGCATATTATCCTGGTGAATCCACTTTTGAATATCTTCTATTTCAAATGGCGATATCATTCTTCCGAAAGTTAGTTGAAAATTTTCAAAAAGCTTTTTTTCGTCCATAGCTCCTCCTGCTGTTGATGATGATGCTTATTGTTTGTTAGTATTTATTATTATTTAGTATTTATTTAGTGTTAGTATTTATTAGTTAGGCAATTTGCACATTAGCAATTTGCACATTAGCAATTTGCACATTAGCAATTTGCACATTAGCAATTTGCACATTAGCAATTTGCACATTAGCAATTTAATTCTTTAAGCAGCTCTTGAAAAACCTCATCACTTATTTTTGTGTCTGAGCAAAATCTATGGGTTTCGGTACCATATCGCCCGCCAAGCGACTTCCGATAACTTCTGATGTATCCAGCTTTCTCAAGTGCTTTTAGCTGAGTTCTGACAGCGTCAACACTATCTCTGCAACGTTTAGCCAATTCCTCCGGATATACTCGCCACTCATCGCTATTGCTAAGAATGGTCAACAACAATCCCTTTTCCTTGTTATAAAGTTTTTTATCGTTGACAAACTCATTACTAACGCTCGTGTAACTCCCTCTCAACGTCTTGAAAAATGTACTGCATCAGCTAACCACCTCCCGAAAGTAGAAATCTAAAATTCTAAAAATGTCGAAGATGTTGTCAATCTCTCCAGTCTCAACAAAATTTCTTAGCGAAAGCTTTATCTGATGCATCATACAAAATACTCCTTTTGTGTTTTTGGGTCGATTTCAATGCGTCTGCCTGTTTCAAAATCCAGAAAACCTCTCGGTTGTTGATAAGGTTGCCTTGATTCTTCTTTTGGCTTTGCAAAAATAAAGTTAAATAGTTTTTTAATCACCTTATCCCCGTCCTTTCCCAGTTTTTGCTATACCACTCAATAACTAAATCTCGTGGGTATTTTTCCCGACCTCCCGTTTCGATGCGCGGAAAATCTTTGTGGCTATTAAATCTTACGTCAAATGTTTTAGGATCAACTCCCAGCATCTTACTGATTTGCTTTTTGTTAAGCTCTAGCGGATAAATTTCCGTTTCGTTATTAAGCATGCCTATGACTTTGATTTTACGGTCTATCAGACCCGCCTCAAACTCATCAAGCATTTGTAATAATCTACTATCCATGATAAAATTACCTCATAAATATTATTGTCGAGTCCGATTCCCGTCGGACTTTTTTTGTATTCTCCTTGCGTGCTATAATAAAGCTATCATCGTGGAAAGGAGGAAAAGTTATGCAACGTCAATACGTTTCATCTAGTAACGTCCGAAGTGTTGGTTGGGAAAATAACACTTTGGAAGTTGAGTTTAATAATGGTTCTATTTACCATTATCACAATGTAAGCCAAACGGAATACCGTTCTGTTCTTGTTGGGTCTGTTGGCTCAAATATTCATAGATTAGCTAAGATACACACTTATACACGTATTGTCTAATCTAGTAGAGTTCCGCTCACTGGGTGGAACTCTTTTGTTTCCACAAGCCGAATACCATCCACCGTGATAATAATCTTGCTATGTAAACATGTCTTTGCTAGAAATTCTGAACCAGCTTCTAGTTGTTTGATTAAATCCTCTGGCATACTTTTCTCCCATCGTTAGTTTTTGCAGTTGCATTTACGCAACTACGTTGCTAAAAAAAATTTCTATTGCTTCTTCTTTTGTAAGCGAGATAGCTCGTGCAATATTTCCTGCTTCATCTAACGTAAAAGCTCCGCCGCTCTTCATCTTACGGTAGAAGGTACTTCTATCAATTCCGATACTATCTGCAACAGCTTGTTGAGTAGTCCCTTTTTCAACAATCACACCTTTTAATTTTTGGACATTAACCATGAAACCTCTCCTTTCTAGTTGCGTCTTTGCAACTTTATAATCACATTATATCTCTTCGAGTTTTAAAAGTCAACATCTTTTTTTCGTTTTTGCAACATCTTTTTGTTGCAATTTTGCAAAGCTTGTAATATACTATAAACATAAAGATGATAAGGAGCCGATTATGGACATAGGAGCTAAGTTGAAACAGCGCAGACTAGAAGTAAACGTTAGCGTCGAAGAGCTGGCTAAAAAACTCGGGGTCTCCAAAACCACCATCTATAGGTATGAAAAGGGAGAAATTTTAAAAGTACCAACAGAGGTTTTGGAAAAAATTTCAAAAATACTTAATACAAACCCTGCATATTTTATGGGCTGGAGCGATACTCCGACGCCAGTACAAACTCAAACGTTGCAAGAAATCATAGTAACTTCGAAACAACTAGAACAACCTAGACAAGAAAAAGTCCTCAGCTTCGCTAACGAACAATTGGAAGAACAAAATAAAGTTGTTTCTATATTCGATAAAAAATCTGAGGAGACAGAAGATTATATCACTGACTACGTTGAGGGATTGGTTGCCGCTGGTCTTGGGGCATACCAAGAAGACAATTTACATATGGAAGTTAAACTACGTGCTGATGATGTCCCCGATGAGTATGATACTATTGCAAAAGTAGCTGGTGATTCAATGGAACCACTTATTCAAGACAACGATTTGCTATTCATCAAGGTATCTAGCCAAGTCAATATGAATGATATAGGGATATTCCAAGTCAATGGTAAAAATTTTGTAAAAAAACTCAAGCGTGATTATGACGGCGCTTGGTACTTGCAAAGCCTCAACAATAGCTACGAAGAAATTTATTTGTCTGAAGATGACAGCATCAGAACCATTGGGGAGGTTGTAGATATTTATAGAGAGGGTTAGAGATCATATAATGGGTAAAATAGATAAGGCAGCCCGAAAATTTAAATTTGTATCAAATTCAAAAATATCAAAATTTAGATTTCTCCCAGACTGGGTTTTATCTGAGGCGACATATTTTGAAAAAGAGGTCATAGAACCGTCCCAAAATCACAAGATTTATAAACGTGGTGCTCTCGTATTTGTTGATTTTGGAGTTAATGTGGGGTCTGAATTAAGCGGCCATCATTTTGCTATTGTCCTAAATAAAAAAGACAGTTTTAAAAATGGGGTTTTGACTGTTATCCCCGTTAGTTCAAAAGGTAATAAATTTTCTGTTAAGCTTGACGGTTTTATTTCTCAAAAGTCTAAGGAGTATCTAGACAAGACCCTTGCGCAAAAACAAGAGGGGTTTTATAGATATAGAGCCGAGAGGATTAAAAAACACAACGGAAAATCTAAAACTCATGACGAGTTAATGCAGTACGAAAAACAGAAATGGGTATATTTTAAAATCGCAGAGGAGATTAAAGAAGTTGCTAAAGCGTACGAAAAATACAACAAGGTTTCGTATGCTAAATGTCTTGATATAAGAACAATTAGTAAAAATCGTATTATGGAAATAAATAGATTTGACCCTATCGGTAAAATCAGGGTCTCAGATGATACCCTAACAAAAATTGATAAAATGATTATTAATAATTTTATCCACACTATTTGACTTTTTTGCAAAAAAATGTGATAATACAGTTACTGAGGGACTAGCTCCCACCTAGCGATTGTGTCTTTGGCACAAAGCGTCACACTGAGTACCTAGCGTACACCATCAAGTAACTGTCTTTGGCAGTTACTTTTTATTTTATTAAAAAAGCCCCACGCTCAACTTTGGTCGGTGCGAGCGTGAGGCAAATCCTGTATAGTAAAAAACCTGCTTCGCAGTAGGTCTCTTTACTGTACCCATTTTAACATAAAAATGAGGTAATTAACAATGGCAAAATTTAGAAAACGCGGCGACAAGTGGTCTTATCGTATTTACTACACAGATAGTCAGGGGAACAAAAGGGAAAAATCCAAAGGGGGTTTTAAGACAAAAGCATTGGCTTCTGCAGCTGCGATTAAAGTCGAGGCTGAGCTAAATAAAGATATTGATGATATATCACTTTATGATTTTTGCAAGGATTGGGCAGAAATTTACAAACGCCCTCATGTTGTCGATAAAACTTGGGAAACTTACACTAAAAATCTTAAGCACATCAAAAAATATTTTGGCGATATCAAGCTTAATAAAGTAACACATACACTTTACCAAAAGAAAATGAATGTTTTTGCTAGTAAATATGCCCAAGAAACGCTTGAAAAATTCCACTATCAAATCAAAGGGGCTGTTAAAGTCGCTGTTAGAGATGGGCTTATCAAAACAAATTTTGCCGAAGGTGCGATTGTAAAATCTCAAAAAGAAGCTAGAGCAAAAGAATTTGATTTCCTTGAAGAAGATGAATACCTTAATCTTATCAAAGTAACGAGTGAGAAATACCAGTATATTTCCTACTTTACTCTATACATCATAGCAGTGACTGGACTACGATTCGCCGAAGCGACCGGGATAACTTGGAGTGACATAGACTTTGAAAAGGGATTTATAGATATCAATAAATCGTTTGATTACTCAAAAACTCAAGAATTTAAGGAAACAAAAAACGAGCAATCAAAAAGACAAATTCCCATTGATCAGCAAACTATAAAATTGCTTAGAGCATTTAAAGAAAATTATTATAAAGAAAATAAGCTAAATAGGGTGCTCTACGGAGCTTCTAATTCACTCTGCAATAGATTGGTTAAAAAAATTGTTGGTCGTCCTGTACGCAATCACTCTCTACGTCATACTTACGCATCTTTTTTAATCTTAAAGGGCGTTGACCTAATATCCATATCTCAGTTGCTTGGGCATGAGAATTTGAACATTACGCTTAAGGTATATGCCCATCAGCTAGATAAGCTAAAAGAAAAGAACAATCAGGCCATAAAAGATATTTTTGGAAATTTGACCGACTTTTGA